ACATTGTAAGCGGTAACGGAACTATGACAATCGTTGTGAACAACGAAAGTCACACAGTTGGACATGACCATCCTAATTACATGGCAATTAAGGAATGCCTTGGTAACAACGATGAAGCTACTTTGATCCCGTTGCTCGACATCCCTAAGTCTATCCTCAATTATACTGAAGGAAAAGTTGATATTAAGGATGGCATCCTTCAGTATGACGGAGAGGAGATTCATAACGCGCTAACTGATCGTGTTATGCAAATGATGAGGGATGGCTTCCCTTTCAAGCCTATGCTTAATTTCTTGGCCAACGTACTTGAGAATCCCAGCAATCGTGCTGTGGAGGAATTGTACTCCTTCCTTGAGCATAAGAATCTGCCTATTACTGATGATGGGTGTTTTCTGGCATACAAGGCTGTAACCCATGACTACAAGGATAAGTGGTCTGGCACTATTGATAATAGTGTTGGTCAGCAAGTAGGTATGAAGCGCCGTAAGGTGAACGACAACTGTGACGTTGGTTGCAGCGAAGGTCTTCACTGTGGTGCAATCGAGTATGTGGAAGGCTATAGTCGTATTAATGGTGATCCAGAGACCGATGATAAAGTGGTTATCGTCAAGGTGAACCCCAAGGATGTTGTTTCTGTGCCTCTCGATTGTGAGTGCCAGAAGGTTCGTACTTGTGCATACGAAGTGGTTGCTGATTACGAGGGAAAACTTGAGCAACCTGTCCATCACCAGAATAGCCAAGAATGGAGTCAGGACGACTTCGCTAACTTCATGACTACCCTTATGCATCGTAATGAGGATGTTGAGGAATATGATGAGCAAGACTGGAACGACGAAGGTTATAATCCCGGTCTTAACTAAGGTAGTCCTATGACCATGCTCGCCTATACTCCAAACTTTAATGGTGAACAGGCTATTTATGGTATTATATTTGTGCTAATCATCGCTTATAATTTTCGTGTTGGCTTTCTAAAGGTGTTCGTAGATGATGATGAGGATGCTGTAAGCTACGCCACTCCTACTCCTGCTGCTGTTCCTGCTACTCCTGTAGTAAAAACAGTTGCAACAGTTAGGAAGAAAAGTAGGAAGCCATTTAGTGAGGATGATTGGGACGAGATTTGTAGGATGGCTATTGACGATGCTAAAGGAGGAGATCACAGAGCTAGAGAGTGGGTTGTCAAACACGTTCTTAAAAAGGAAGAAGTTAAGGACAAGATTTCCACTCCAAAAACTGTGATTGAAGATGCTGTTGAAACTTTGAGATCAATGGGTCACTCTAAAGCGGAAGCTACTAGGATGGTCAATGAAGCCGTCAAATCTAAGAAATATTATAATGTAGAAAGCCTATTAAAAGATCTTTATAAGAAAGGTTAAATGTTCAGTACCCCTCTTTGGTCTCACCCTCGATCAAGCCAAAGAGGGGTGCTTTTTATTTTACGAGGCGATATAAAATGAACAGATTAAAAGGTATGACTTGTTACTTATGCGGCGCTATGGATCGCGTCGAGGATGGCGGGGTTGCTTGGAGGGAATGGATTACTCCCCATCTTTACGACTTGGGTGTTGGGGTATACAACCCTTGCAACAAACCTAGTGACTTCGCCCCAGAAGATGAAACCACAAGAAATGCCATCAACTATTATAAAGAAGTGGGCAACTACACCAAGGTTTCTGAAATTATGAAACCAATTTGTGCAGTTGATTTGAGAATGGTGGATATTGCACATTTTCTGGTTATGGATTTAGATGTAGATGTTCATATGTGTGGTTCTTACCATGAAGCATTTATGGCAGTCTTCCAAAAGAAGCCAGTGCTTATCAAATGTGAGCAGGGAAAGAACAGTTTACCTAATTGGTTGTTTGGGGTTATACCCCATGAGTTAATCTTTTCTACTTGGGCAGACCTTCTAGCCTACCTTAGAGAAATAGATTCTTCCGAAACTGTGGATCATTTAGATAGATGGAGATTCTTTGATTTTGAAAAAGTATATGGAGTAAAAAATGGTACGACAGCTTAGACAGAAAAGGATTATCAAAAAGCCAGAACCTTACACATATCCTACAAGGTATGGCAGTCATGAGTCAATGGTCGATGAAGAAAAGACCGAAGAACTTAATGACGAAAATAAAGTTGTGATACAGGATGAGCATGGTTACTATATAACGGATAAGAATAGACTCGATAACGGTCTTGCAGATCCTAAGCGTTACAATACAAGCCGTCTAAATTGGTATACCAAGGAGAAGCCCAATGTTTAATGTTCAATTCAATAGACGCGATTTTATGAAAGTTGGAGGAATTAGCGCCGCTCTTTCTTCTGTAGGTCTAACAGATGCTAATGCGGCCAATCTTCCTACTGGTGAAAAGTCAGTAGTTTGGTTGTGGCTAGGTGGGGGCGCAACTCATATTGAAACTTTTGACCCCAAGCCCTCTGCTCCAGTTGGAGTACGGTCTACCAATGGGGCAATTATGACCAAGGGAGATTTCTTGCTTGGTGGTAATTTCCTTAAGCTAGCTTCCAGAGGAGATAAGATTTCAGTAGTTAGATCATTTGCTCACAGGAACGCTAGTCATAGAACTGGTACTCACTGGGTAATGACTGGTCATAACTCAACTGATAATACTCCACAGTCAATGCAGCAAGAGCCGTCATACGGTTCTATCATGTCTTCAATGTATGGAGCGAACCATCCTTTGAGTGGTATGCCGACATACGTTAAGATTAATGGTATTTCCTTTGATGGTCCTGCTTGGCTGGGTGGTCAGTATAAGCCATACGAGGCAAGCGGTGAGGGTGTTGAAAACCTTAAGACCAGAGTGGAGAACAATCGTTTTCTCCAGCGTCGTGATCTAATTGGCGGTCTAGATAAGCTCAAGATTGAGAATGATCTTGAAATCTGGCCTGATTTGCGTAAGCAGTCATTTGGTCTTATTCTCGGTAAGGCTAGCGAAGCCTTTGATCTAAAGAAAGAGCCGGAAGTCAACCGTAAGATGTATGGTGGAGGTCTTGGTGAACAAATGCTTCTAGCTCGCAGATTGGTTGAAAACGGAACTAAGTTCGTAACCATCCATTATGGAGGCTGGGATATGCATAGTAATATCGCCAAGTCTCTTGATGGAAGAATGCCCCAGCTTGACCATGCTCTGTCTACCTTCATTGATGATCTGGAAGAGAAGGGTATGAGTAAGAATGTGCTGCTAGTGGTAACAGGAGAGTTTGGTCGAACCTACCGCGTTAATAAAAATGGTGGTAGGGATCATTGGCCCCAACTTAGCCCGCTTATGTTTAGTGGTGGGGACTTTGATATGGGTAGAGCAATTGGTGAGTCCACCTCTAAGGTAGAATCTCCAAAGAGCGATCCATTTGGACCGAAGGATGTTACTGCTACTTTGTTTTCTCATTTTGGAATTGATCCGCAAACTCAGAAAATTGATTTTGCTGGTCGCCCAAGGTATTTCGTAGAGAGTGATGCAAAGGTCATTCTATGATAACTTTAACTGAAGCAGCAGTTAAAGAATTAAAAAAACTCATGAACGACACGCCCGAGGCAACCAATAGGTTGCTTCGGGTTAGTGTCGTTGGTGGAGGATGTTCTGGATTTGAATATAACATGGGCTTTATAGAAGAATCAGAATATTCAGTTAACAATGATAGCATGTATTCACAAGCGGGTATAGGAATAGTAGTGGATAAAAGGAGTGAGCCTTTTATTCAAGGCGTTACGATTGATTGGTATGAAGATTTAATGAAGCGCGGTTTTGTTTTTGAAAATCCAAATGCAACAGGAGGATGCGGCTGTGGAAAAAGTTTCAGTGTCTAGTTTTCCCAATAGGGCTACCAGTATAGTTTGCGATTATGTGGATAAACAGGGGTTGAATGGCCCGGTCAAATCTATACAACCGCATTTTCGTATGTTATGTCTAGAAGCTAAAAAATCTCATCCTTTTTTTGTTTCCTGTGTCAAAGAAGTATATAACAATGTTGACTGGAATTTTGTTGAAAAACGTTTTTCTGAAAGTGGTAAGTAGTTTCTTCTTTTTATTTAGCCCTTTTTATTTTTTTGTCTCTGCCCAATTTACCCGGTTCTTTGCGCTAGCCTCTGAGTCAGTGAGTTTATAAAAATGATAACTCAAAACGATATTATCACAGTAAAATCTTGGATGGATCTTGGAGATTGTAATTATGAGATTGATCACAAAGATGACTCTATTCCAGAATCTGGAGTTGTATATTGTAATATAGAACATATTACAGAATTTTTTGATAAATGCCGCCACACCAACAATGAGTATGTTGTCATAAGTGGGTTCAGTGATTATGGAGTGGCTCTCCAAAAAGAATATCCGGTTTGCATGGATATGTTAAAATGGCTTTCTACGTATGCTCAATCAATTATTCCCCGCTTGGAATATAATTCTTTAGAAATTCCCGCCCCCTGTGACCGAGATCAATGCGATATAGAGGATATGTACTCGGTTAGATGTTATGCGCATACCAGAGCTACTTTTAATGAGATTCCCTCAAACGTAAAGAAGTGGTTTTTAGTCAACTCCATGACCTATGACAAAAGAATTCAAGGCATTCCGCTTGGTGTGGGAAAAGATGCCAGCGAAGAAATATCTAAAACCAAAAAATATGCTGGAAACGAAAAACAAAACTGGTTGTATATCAATTGGCAAAATTATACCGTAGAGAGACACGGTCTGCTGCAAGCTTTTAAATCCAATAAAACCCACTGGATGACAATCGTAGAAGAGCCAAAGGAATTTTCTGAGTTTTTAGATGAATTAGCCCAACATGCTTTTGTTGTATGTCCTGCGGGAAACGGAGTGGATTGTTATCGAACGTTGGAGGCTATTTATGTAGGCTGCATTCCCATAGTTTTGAATTCTCCAACCACACAATATTTAAGAGATTTGCCAATATTAATTATTGACAACTGGAATCAAATCAACTATAACTTTTTACAAGATCAGCATGAAAAGTTTCAAAATATGGAATATGATCTAAGTCGGGCAAAATTATCGTACTGGAAGGAACAAATAGATGAATCTAAACGTCATATCGCCCATTAACCAGTTGGGCTACGGTATAGCGGGTCTTAATATTGTTAAGGCTTTGTCAGAATTGGAGCATGATGTAAGTCTATTTACCATAGGACACGTAGAAGCCCCTCCCGAATACTCTAACGTATTACAATCCTGTGTGAACAACGCCGGGGTTCCTGATTTTCATGCCCCATGTATACGCATATGGCATCAACATGCAATGGCTGAATTCATCGGTAGAGGACAACACATAGGATTTCCCATTTTTGAACTGGACACGTTCACCGCCCAAGAGATGCACCACCTAGACTACCTAGATAAGATCTTTGTTTGCAGTCAGTGGGCAAAAGATGTTGTAGTTACCAATTTGTATAATCAATATAAAAATGACAACATAGCCCTTAATACTCATATTATACCTTTAGGAGTAGACAGAGATATTTTCAGAGAAGCACCTTCCCCCAGAAAAGAGACGGTCTTCTTCAATTGTGGCAAGTGGGAAGTAAGAAAAGGGCATGATATACTTGTTAAAGCTTTTAATGAAGCCTTTGGAGAAGAAGACGATGTTGAACTATGGATGATGTGCGAAAACCCTTTCTATTCTAGGGAAGAAAACGCCAATTGGGAGATGATGTACAAGGAGTCTGGATTGGGTAATAAGATTAGAATGATTCCGAGACAGCAAACGCAAAATGATGTGTATAATATTATGATACAAACAGATTGTGGAGTGTTTCCTGCTAGAGCAGAAGGTTGGAATTTAGAGTTGCTGGAGATGATGAGTTGTGGAAAACAGGTGATAGCCACCAATTATTCCGCCCATACTGAATTTTGCGATAACAATAATTGTCTTCTGATAAATACAGACGGTGTTGAACCAGCACAGGATGGCAAGTGGTTTTTTGGACAAGGCAACTGGGCCAAAATTGAAGACGCACAATTTAACTCTTTAGTAGAACATCTGCGCATGATTCATGACCTCAAACAATCTGGAAATCTACATACAAATTCCGGCGGCATAGAGACCGCTAAAAAGTATTCTTGGGAGAATACAGCCAAGGAGATCATCAATGCCACATCCCCGTGAAGGCGAGAGACAATCTAAATTTTTATCAAGATGCATGGCTAGTCGAGAATCTAAAAACAAGTTTCCAAACCAACAACAAAGAGTGGCGTTTTGCCATAGTCAATGGAGAGATGGTACTATGTCAAGCGCCGAATATAAAAAACATCATTACTTTCTAACGCAGCGAGCGCAAGATCTTATTGAAGCATCAAAAATGCCAGATCATATTTTAAATAAAGTATCAGAATCTTATGCCGATGATAAGGCTGGCTATCCACCCAATTGTAACGAAGGACATGTCGTTAAAGACGGAAAATGCGTTCCTGAAGATAAGTAAAAATGATAAATTCCCTTATACCATCAAAAGATAGAGCTTGTCAGCTTAGATTGTTGCTGGAAAGCATTAAACAGAACACGAATAGTATCTTTACAAAAATTCATATTCTGTATACCGCATCCAATGATGAATACGAAGCTGGATATGTAAAGCTACAAGAAGAAGAAATTTTGGATAATATTGAATGGCAAAGAGAAAAGGACTTTACAAAAGACTTCGTTGGAGCTATTAATGATTATAGTTCGGGTTATATTTGTGGAATAGTAGACGACTGCATTTTTTACAAAAAGCTGCCCAGTGGGGTTGAATTGATTGAAAAAGAATTTGAAGATAATGTATTTTGCTTCTCCTTTCGTATGGGGTTGAACACTACAATACAAAATTACCTACAACCTGAAAACAGATACTATTTAAAAGATGCAAGTGTTGATAACCATTTTGTCAAATGGAATTGGTTAGAATGGTCTTCAGTATTGAATTACGGATATCCAATCTCATTGGATGGTCATATTTATAGAGGTAGTGAATTAGCAGAATTGACTGCGAAATATGAATTTCCTTGCTTGAGGGATTGGGAAGGAATACTGGCCGGAAAGACGCGAAGAGGTGGGAAGGTTTTTGATGAAACAAACAATGTTGGGGATCATATGGTAGCTTATAGACAGAATGTTCTTTTTAGCATTCCCTGTAACTGTGTTCAAGATCCGCCCTTGATTTCAGGACAAATTAACCCACATACTGAGAGTGATTTGAACAAACGTTATCTTGATGGAGAGGTTATTGATTTAAATGCTTTGGAACCTATGTTCCAAAACGTGTCGTGGTGTCACAATGAGATACCATTAAGTTTTAAATTTTTACACAAGGAGCATGAATATGCTAGATCTAATTAAGAATCATTGGCTATGCCTTTTAATCGGCATGGGAATTGGTTATTCATTACACTGGTGTCCACTTTTGGGACACAGTCATGTTTGCCCACACGCTGGGGACAAGACTGCTTGCGTTTGTGATGACTGTGCATGTGGTGATAACTGTGCATGTTTGTCTGGCGGCGTATGCGGATGTAAGGGCTGAGTGAACGAGTGAACAAACACCAGTTGGTGTTATTTTGTTGTTTCTTTACTTTAGATGGAGGACTGATGATGCTGAACAAGATACAATCACTTTTTGGATCTCGTAGATTTTGGCTCGCCATTGGTGGCGTTGCTTTCGTCATTTTTGACGGTCTGGGTCTTGGCCTATCAGCGGAGCAAGTTAACCACGTAGTGCTTCTGGGTGGTGCTTGGATTGTTGGCGATAGTCTAAGGGCTGCTTAATTTTTTTACAACCACGTGAGGAAAAAACATGGATGCTAAGAAGGCTGTTATTAAACATTTTGAAGCTAAGAGAGAGGAAGCTCTTGTTAGGTATCAACTGTATACTCTAAATTTCATAGGTATTGGAGATCATTCTAATATCGTAGAAGAAGCAATTAATGCACTTCAAGATTATGAGCATGCAGATAGTTGCCTAAACTGTATTAAGGATATTGGATGAAATTTTTAAATTTGTTTACAAGAGCCTTTTGGCGCAAAAAAAAGGATGAGGATACCACGGAGGGTATCATTGCGTCTTTAACTTACGTTGTTGATAAAGATAATACGATTTGGGTAGATTGCGAGTGGTCTTCTGGAGACGGAGACCACTTGCGATTTGCCGAATTGTTACATAGTGTATCTATTGGATCTCTTCAAGAAGATACTTTAAAATTTTTAGAGCAAGAATGTTCCAATAAAGACCGCTCAGAATTATACATAGATATATTGAGGCATTTGGCACACTGGGAAGAAGAGCGAGCCAAGGAGGCGTTGTCTTTATTTTCCCTTGATCAGACAAAAGAAGATAGTGATGATTTAGTGGTAAGGCCAACAGACGTGGCTAGAAACATACAAGAAGCGAGTGAATAATGCGTCTTCGATTACCCCCAAGAGGGCTTAATAATGAAAAAGGTTATAGCGTGGGAAAAATGGGACGCCGATCTAATAGAGCAAGAAATAGCAGAAATGTTAGAGATAGACGACGAGGATGAAGAGTTAGCGTCGGATGCCATGGCTTTGATGAAAAAAATTCCAAAACTGGTTAGCACTCCGATTGGCATTTTTCAGCTTCACGATAAAGCAAATCCCATTAAACAGCTTGATTGCTGGACTGGGCATACAAATTTCGATATTACCAAAAGTGTGCAAGAAAAAATCGAGAAAATCAGAGGTATAGAACTTTTGATGGTCTTGAGCAGATACAGATTTTTCGTTGGTGTGGGCAAGCTTTTTGATTTTAAAAATGTGAGACACAAGCTAGAGAAATCTATATGTGATCTCTCAAAGACCAAAAAGAAAAAACCCGCTAAAGACGATGACATGACTCAGGATGTAGAGGACGCCGTCGCTCTTATTAAGAATATAATTTCTTCTGATAAGTATTGGGCTATATATGTAAGTCCAGAAGGAGAAATAGATTACGCCAGCACAAACGATGCAAATGACGGAGACTACCTAGAAACTCTTTTTGGGTATGAAGCGGATAAAGAGAAGTTTGGCGGATCTATAATACAAAGAGGGTTTGACTTATAAGGAGGTCTTAGGAAGGATAAATATGCTCACCCCCATAGGAAACAAAGAATTTGATGAAGCTTCTAAGGACAGAAACAATATCAATATTCTTAACAAGGCATGTTCTAGATATGTCAAATCTATTCCAGCAGACGAACTAGAAAGATGCAAATTAATAGCGCTCTGGGAAGCTTTAAAAGCTTTTGACCCCGAGAAGGGTGGCAAGTTCACCTCTTTTCTTTATAAGCGTGCAGACTGGGAGTGCAAAAAACAGCTTTATTCCATCAACAAACATAAGAAATCTGTCGAATACCAAGAGAATTACGGCGTTTGCAATGATGTAGAAATAGCAGAAATCAAGGATCTTTTACAAAAGTTACACCCTAGATTAAGAACTGTAATCAAACAAAGGTTTTTTGACAACCTCACAATGGAAGAAATAGGCAAAAAAAACAACTACAGTAGGGAAACTGCAAGAAGATACATCATATCCGCTCTCGAAAAGCTAAAAGAGTATGTGTCAGAATAATTTCTTTATGGTGTATAATATACAAGGACTGGACTATCAATAAATAGGAAATAAAGGAATCGATCATTGCTTATAGAAAGGCAATATCATGGCTACGAGCACACATACACAGACGGCTACAGGCGGCGTTGTAACTGGAGTTAGCGGAGATTCCGACAGTGGCGTAATTGCACATGGCGGAACCATCTCTAGTTCTAGGTGGACAAACAAAGATATCATCTCCCTAGTTGCGGGTGCTGATTCTTATGGTTCACTAGTATTTGATTCGACTTGGGTAGACAAAACTGTTTCAAGTCAAGACCTTGCTTACAACCCAAGCGGTCATGCAGTCTCAAGAACAAAAGCCAACAGTGGCTTTTTGGCTCGCGGAGTGCAAACACTTATTGGTGGCAAGGCGGCTACCGCAGATATTCTGAATGTCCTCGGCTCCGATGGCACAAGTCGTCCCGCCGGAAACATTCATAGTACTGAAAGCAATTACCAATATGGTACTTGGGCCGACACGATCCTTGATATATTCGGTACGGGCGCTCTTAGCGGCACTAGAACCGGCAAGGGTACGAAGTCTACCTATATCAATCCGGTTGGTGGAGGCGCATCTGCTGATAGTGCTGCCGCAGCAAGCAGAGCTATTCCGGGCGAGTTTGCAGTACTTATCAACTTCGTAAACTTTGACGGCGCTTCTGTAAGTGGCGACGGCACGGGAGTTGAAAACCTCATGGATTACAGTGCTGTCACTGGTGGCTAATCCATAATTTTTTTGTGGTCATGGGGGTCACAAGCGTGGCCCCCTGACCCTTTTCTGGAGAATAAATTGATGGATGTAGACATTCTTTCGATTCCGGCGTTGGCAGCTATAGTTGCCATAGTTATGGGTTTAGGGAAGGTCATTGAAATTCTAATTTTAAAATCTGTTCCGCCAAAATCTGTTCTTATGGATGAAGAGCGAGACTGGATGCAACATACTTATAAAGTTATATCCAGACAAGACTCAGACGGGACTCCGCTAGTTTATGTGCCCAGAAGCTGGGCAGAAGTTCAAAAAGATATGCAGCAAATCATGACGCAAATAGTCAATGATCAAAGGAGAATTGCTGACATATTAGATAGAATAGACAAAAAGCTGGAAGAAAAATAGTAATGATTTTAGTTCCTTATCACGAAGCCAAGACGTACATCAAAGAGGCAGACGTGCTTCTCTTTCGTGGTGAGGGACTAATTTCTTGGTTGATAAAAAGATATGGGAGCGGTGTTCATAGTCATGCGGCTATGGCCCATTGGGATGGAAGAAATTTGGAGTGTGTAGAATTTAGAGAATTTAAAGGCGCTAGATCTGTTTCTCTAAAGAGTCAAGTTGAAACACACCCGGATAATATTGATGTATTCAGACCGGCTCATATATTGCACCACAATAAATTTAGCGGCTGGCCTAGTAATGAAGAGCAAAGATCTATAAAGGTTGCATATGAGGAAAAAGAGCAAATAGATATCTTTAGTGAATCTGTCGCTCATTCGGTTTCGGATGTTATGCTAGATCTTACCGGCCTACCCTATGGCTGGAAAAACTTCATGAAATTAGCTAAGCACTATTTACCGTTCTGTAGGTTAGCAAAACAGAACATCAAGGATGAAGAACCAACAAATGTCTTCGTGTGCAGCACTGCTGTCGCTTATGCTTACCGCAAAGCGTATGTAGATCCAGTGCCGTACTTAGCAGACACGGCTGTTACGCCCGCTGATTTAGCTAGGTCAGCACTTTTCAAGTATCAATTCACCATCAGTAAGGACTGGTAAAGGTCATGAAAAAACTAATACAAGCTGTTGTAGTTTTGGCAATAATGACGCTCTTCCCAGCTTTAGGTTTTGCCAAACCGCTTACGATGGACGAGGCTTTGGAAGGAGTATGTAGGGTTAATACCAGTGAGGGTAGAGGTTCAGGCACGGTCTTCCAAGAAGATGAAGACAAGTACTATATCCTAACAAACGGACACGTTGTAGGTCGAGCCAGAAGAGGCCATGTAGAGTTCTTTCAAGACGGCTATAAATCCGCAATGATTCCTTTTAAGACAGAGTATACTGCTTATGAAGATGGAACAGCTTTAGATCTGTCTATTATATCAGTTAAGAAAAAGTATTTTGGTCATTATCCTCCCAGAGTTATTCCTCTAGCTCCAAAGGGAACACCGATAAAGGCCAACGATCTTATTATAGCTGGCGGATGCCCCTCTGCACAATGGGCTTGCTCTTGGAAGGGCAGGGTTATTAGAAATCATGGAGCCACTGTTAGTTTCAATGCCGCTCCTATCGGTGGACAATCTGGCAGCGGCGTACTTATTAATGTTAAAGATAGCGAAGGAGAACTACAAACCAGAATAGGTATCCTTCTTGCTTGGAGAGTTGGCGACGGTGCTTGGACTGACGATGGTCCTACAGATTATGGTGCTGGCCTATCTCTAAAACAGATTTATGCTATCATAGAAGGTGACGGTCAGGGACATCCTATAGAGGCTTCATATAATGTTGTTTATGAGAAAGACGAGACTAAAAAATCCGCAAAAGAAAGATTGAATCAGGTTTGTCCGCACTGTGGGCACAAGATTAGTGACCATGTTGTCATACCAAAAGATGGTGGTCTCAGGAGAACCAAGAAGGGTGAATTTATGTTTTGCCCCGAACTCAAGTTTCAGGATGGTGGTATTGCAGATACTGCAAGATACTACGGTGGAATAAGAGTTGGAGAGCTATACGAAGGTAATGGTCTGTTCCCGTGGTGTCCATTTAACCGTTGTCCACCACCGAACCCAAACCCAAACCCAAACCCTCAACCTCCTGACAACGGTGGTGGATTTAACGGTTGGCCGGGAAGACCTGATCCCGGCGATCCTGTTGATCCCCCACCTGATTTTGACAAAGAGCGTCAGGAGTACCTTGATAAGATTACCGAGCTAAAAGAGAAGCTTACAAATCTAGAGGCTTTGTCTGAAAGCTTAAAGGCTGAGCTTAGTGGAACTAACAGCAGTCTATTGGACTCTCAAAATGAGGTAAACGGGTTGAGAGATCTTTTGGGAACTGTTGAAGGCCAAAAAGATACTTTAAAATCTAGAATAGACCAGTTGTTAGGATTTATTGTAGAAAAAGATGGAGAGATATCAAATCTTAAAGAAGGCTCTGGACATTACATGGATGATGTGACTGGAGGAAATGGCAATACGGTTGAGAATGTCAGTTTTACCCTCGGTGGAGCAAGCTTAGGAATGCTTGCTCTTAAATATGGCGTTCCATTCCTACTAAATAGGAGACGAAGACGAAGAAAAGAAGAAGAAGACGAAAAAGAAATTGACAATGATCGAGAAGAGGGGTATAATATAGATGGAGACGCCTCTGGGTGTTCAGAGGTCGAAAAACATATACATGAGCATGAACATATTCATAACCATAAACATTCGCACGACAACGAGTATGTAATGCCCCTAGAATCATTGCCGCAGGGCAAAACAACCAATGATATCGACAAGGATTTACAACAAGGAGGTCTTCACCCCGGATTTGCTCCCTATGGAGGACTTCCGGTTGTTGAACCTCATTACCAACAAGTTGTTGCGGCGCATGGATTGCCACCACAATTTTTGAATGTTCCGTTCAGCACCAGAAAACAAGCTACTGCTGAACAAATCATGACTATATTTGGAGAGTTGGTCAACGAATATCAAAATGACCAAACTATGACAATGAATCAAATTGATACGCTATTACGTCAGAGACTTAAAGAAAAATTTAATATCGAATAAAGAAAGTGGGTGATCTACTATGTCTAACGAAAATTTGGTAATTCCGACTCACGACGCCATACTTCCCTACATGTTTGAGGGGGTCAAGTGGGGCATTCCTAATGTTGGAGACAACAAAGAAACCTATAACATGGCAATGGCTAGGCTGTTTGAAAAGGTTGGAGAACATCTTCAGGCTTTCAGTGTACGTACTGACTGCTTCGTTCCCGGCCCGCCGACACTATCTGCCGTCAAGCATCATCACAATATGTTTGTTCGTCTGTGCAATCTAATTGACACAAACACTAAGCCGGATAACATGGAAAGACTCGAAGCTCACCATATTACACACGAGCGTAGAGCCTTCAAGATTTATCCAGTTCGTTATTTTGATGTTAAGAATGACTATTGCCGAAGATGGATTGAGCTATGCCTTCAGGGCATGAGTGACATTGCTCAGCTTTCCGAGAACACTTGGGCTAATGACTGGAGTGATTCTACCGCTGTAGAAATGAAGAAGCTTTTCCGTGAGGCTTATCGTCTTATGGCTGTTGAATTATTCAGGGTTCCTGTTGTCGAAGCTCATGCAGTTTTCGATGATGAAAACCCGTACTATCTGACAGCAGAGCATTTTGCCAACTATGATGTTAGTCATATTCCAACCATCGAATGGATCAAGCATCCGGCCCTTGGTAGTGAATTTACAGAAGATGAACTGCGTGCTATCTCTACTCCCAACGTTCAGGTTGCCCCCGGCGTTGCGGAAAATGATGGAAACTCGCCCCAGCGTGAGCTAGAGCGTAGAATGCAGGGTGGTGAAACCGTTTAGTAAAATAAACGCCAGTTAAGGGGTTCTGGACAAAAACCCCTTATTTTTTCCCCAATGACACTAAGGAAGGAAACCATGAAAAAAGCGATCTTAGGTACTATTGTATTACTCTTTGTCCTCGGCTCCTCCGCATTCTCAGCGGACAAGCAGCTTTACCAACACTTACAGGACGTATCTGTAACAGTAAAGTCTGGCCTTGGGGAAGGCTCCGGTGTTCTGATTACTAGAGATGTTCTAGTCTCACCCGGCAGAGTAGAAAAAATTAATTTCGTCTGGACTGCTGGACACGTTGTAGACAATCTAAGATCCGTTAGAAAGGTGATAAAGGATGGTCGGACCACAACTGTGGTTGAATTCAAGGACGCTCAGATTGTTAAGGAGCTTATAGAAGATGGGAGGCGTGTTGGCGAACTGAAAATGGACGCCAAGGTTATCAAATACAGTGATTCAGAAAACGGTGAAGATCTTGCCTTGCTTATGGTGAGAAAGAAGGGCTTTATCACTAAAACCACCACCTTCTATGCAGAAAATACTCCAACCACTGTGGGTACTGAATTATATCATGTAGGCTCATTACTAGGCCAAGTCGGAAGTAACTCGATGACGCGAGGAATTTGTTCTCAAGTCGGTAGAGTTCTTGATTTAGGCTCAGGAGACGGCGTTGTCTTCGATCAGACCACCGTGACGGCATTTCCCGGTTCAAGCGGTGGCGGTGTCTTTCTAAGTGAGAGGTCTGGAGATAAGGCTGGCCAATATGTAGGAATGCTTGTAAGAGGCGCTGGAGAAACCTTTAACTTTATTGTCCCGGTTCGACGTATGAGAACGTGGGCAAAAAAAGAGTCTATCTTGTGGGCTATAGATACGACCACAGATGTTCCTTCCCTAAAGGACATTGTATCGCTACCAACTGAAGGTGGTACTCCGTCTAAAACCGATGGAAAATCTATAACAACCAAAGATAGTATTAGGTTCCCAACTCTTTTGAAATAGGTTGGATATGTTTGACAAACTGTTTGGGTTAGGCTGTAAAAAGAAAAAACATCAAATAGTAGTTTTTGTTACTAACTGGTGTCCACACTGTAAACAAATGAAGGATCAGGTTTGGACAGATGGCAAAGTTGTCAAGGCGTCCAAAGCTTATTACGGTGGAAAACCGCATTTTCTTTTTCTAGACAATCCAGAAAACCAGCACTTGATATCAGAATTCCAAATAGAGAGATATCCCACAGTGGTTATCATGGATGAAGAACATAACGTCAAAAAGAAGGCTAACAATATGCCACCAGAAGAATTGGTAACTTTCTTAGAAGAGCTATAATGGAAATTCAAAAGCACCACAGGATTCTTATAACGGGCGGCAAGGGCTTTTTGGGAACCCGTCTCTACAATGTTCTAAAACACAGGGGATATGAACATGTCTTCGCTGTGGGTGGTACTAGAAGCGGCACTGATTTGGGGGAGGAGTCTACTGTCGGATGGTTGTTTCAGCGTATACAGCCAGAGATAGTAATTCACCTAGCCGCAAGGACTGGTGGTTTTGAAGCCTCCGCTCGTTATCCCGGCGGATTCATATATGAAAATTTGAATATGGGACTTAAAGTAATAGAAGAGGCAAGACATTACAATTGCCTTAAATTTATTATGTCTGCCCCCATAATTAGTTATCCAGACACATGCCCCATTCCTTTTAAGGAAACGGATTTATGGAACGGCCCTCCAGATCCGTTTCTATGGTCCTATGGTGTGGCGAAGCGCTCCCTAATGGAGCTTGTAGCAGCTTACGGTAAACAGTTCGGGTTCAGTGCTACGTCACTGATATTTCCAACAATATATGGTCCCGAAGATAAAATTGATCCCAGATGGAATCGTATAATTCCAGATATTATCACTAGAGTTAAGTATAATATTCAAGAAGGCACAAAAGAATTTCCCGTATGGAATCATGATCAAACGAGTAGAGAATTTTTATATGTTGACGATGCTGTTGAAAGTATAATTTTTGCTATGGAAGGATTTCATGGATCAGACATAATTAATGTAGGAAACGGGGTTGAAGTTAATATCAGAGATTTGATTACAAAAGTATGCGAGATAATGAACTATGAAGGAAAACTGGTGTGGCATGACCAGCCACCCGAAGGACAGCCAAGAAAATATCTAGACGTTTCTCAATGCAAACAGAAACTTGGATTCGAGGCTAAAACTTCTATAGAAGATGGTTTAAAGCAGACGATAGATTGGGTTGAACAAACACGAAGCTCTGTCATGAAAACACGCAAGAGCGAACTACCTAATGGTGAAATCGTCTGATATGATTAGCACAGTTATCGTCTCAGAAGACAAGCCAGCCCAACTAAACCTACTACTAGACAGTCTGTATCAAAATGGAAGAAACCTTTTTGACATTACTGTTCTTTATAAATACTCCAGTCCAGAGCTACAAAAGGGCTATATGGTAGCCCAACAAAGATTTTATCAAAAACATAGATACAGTCATAAATACCCCGTAAGATGGGCCGAAAGAGAGTCTACAAATCTTAGTGACGATCTGCTCTTCTACCTAAAAAACGCTAGATTGTTAACATGTATCTTTAACGACCAAAATGTTTTGTTTTCCAATGATCTATCTTACCGGATCGTTTTCGAATTATTTTCCAAATACAACCCGTGTACCCTCTCCTTGAGATTGGGAAATAATACCGTAATACAGAACCCATACGAGAACGAAGACTATTTTGCTGACATTCCATCTGAGGGCGAGTTTGTTCTGGACAAATTTTTGGCGTGGGATGCTACGTTAATTGAGCCATACACAAACTTTGCAATTCCTTTTTCTACAAATGGACATATATACAGAAGCTCTGTTTTGAAAGATGTCCTAGAGTCATCGACTCCAATTTATGGCAAAGCAGATTTCGAAGTGACTCTACAAAAAATGTTATATGAAGGGAATTTATCAAAAAAGGTTCCTTACTTAATGTCCTGTCCAGAATACAGCATGGTCATACATAACAGTATAAATCGTATACATGACAAGGGAGTCAAAGAGGATGAAATTGAACCGGGAATAACTGACGAGGATATTAACGAAAGATATTTGAAGGGTAAAACAATTGATTATAAACAGTTTGATTTCAAACACATTTCTAAACCGTTTCAAGAATTCATGGTAACATTCCATGAAGATTAGAAATTTACAAAGACCCGATCTTGACATCCATTACTTCAAATTACTTAATGAATTATCTCCTTCGTTAAATGTGGATTTGACAGAATGGTACGAAGACAAAATAGATAAAAACTTTGACAAACTATGGAATGACTTTATTGATAATGATAGCTATCATATAGTCGTAGCTAGTTCTGGTTCACACATTGTAGGAACTGCTTCTCTTTTAACTGAACAAAAAATTAGCGGCAAGTTTGCGGGTCACATTGAAGATGTGGTTGTTTTAAGATCTCATAGAGGGGCTGGAATAGGAAGCTTGCTTATCAAGAGTCTTATCAAGACTGCAAAACAGCAAAAGTGTTACAAAGTCATTTTGAATTGCTCTGACAAGAATATACCCTTTTATAACCAGTTTGGATTTATAAAAATAGATAACGGGATGAAAAAGGTATTATGAAAATTGTATGCACCACAGTGGTGAGAGCCGCAAAGCCCGGCGATATACATGGTGGATTCTATGTCATAGACACTGATACTGAAGAAATTCTTCACTATATGGAATACGACGAAGATTTTACCAACGAAAATGAAAGAGGGGGCGAACGGGGTCTTAGAGGCATAGCCGTCTTAGACGACAGGATAATTGTCTCAAACTCTACCGGATTTTTGGAGCTAGATAGACAAACGTTTGAAATAAAACGCAGTCATAAAGACGAATCGGTTTTAAGATCTATACATGAAATCTGTGTTTTTAGAGATCAAATATGGGCGACTTCAACTTCGTATGATGCTATTGCATGTTTGGATTTAGATTTTAATCTGAAGGGATTTTGGGAGGTCTTGGGTGAGAGCATGCAAGATCATAAAGTTTTGACCGGATTAAGAGAGATAGAACCCGGTGGTGCTCCAGTAGATGATAATTATCACATAAACTCCATCTGTTCACATAGCGGAAGATTGGTTTTTTCTGGTTTGATTAGCTGTTTGTATGATTTTGAAACTATGAACGCGGTCGGAGCTATGCCAATGATGCCGAACAGAAGCAAGAGTTTTATTCACAACTTTTATAAATATGATGATATGGTGTTGGCGAATCTCACTAGCTGGAGTTGTTTGGGAATTTCTAAAGATAAAGATGGAAATATCTTTCAATTTATAAAGCTTCCGAGAATGAAAAAAGCTGTTTATCATCTTGACGACATTGCCACTAATAACTGGAATAGGGGTCTGGCCCGCTCTGGAGACACGGTCCTCGTGGGTTCTTCTCCAGCCAGAATTTTGGTGTATAATATAAAGACAAACGAATTCGAAAAAGAAATTCAGTTAAGCGACGATATTAGACACTGTGTCCATGGTTTAGAAATTTTGGAGGATTAGACGTGAGCAAGGATCTAGGAGATTGGAAAAAGCCGCTGTCTCGCATAATTAGTTTTGTTGGTTATGTGGATAAAAGACACGAGAAAAATGTATTATACAAATGTGTATATCTGAAAAAATTTTTCGACAAAGAGGGGGTTCTGGTTTCTCATCTTGACAGAATCCTAGAAATTTCTAACAATCAAGAAGAGATCATGAAATGCGCCGTGCGGTGTATGGGGTTTCGTGGAAAATACGAGACCTTAACCCCAAAGCAGGTTAAAGAAACTACCGGAGACTACGATCTATGTATTTTATCTGAACCACTTTCCTTCAATCAAATGAAAACAGTTACAGCGAACAATTTTATTAGAGCTTTTTAAAATGGGTAAAACAGTAAGACGTAAAAGTAAAAGAGACAAGAAGAAGCTAAAAAGGGAAAGAAGAACAAGGAATCAAAAACGTGGTTACGAATCGGCCAACGTGGGATGAGTACTTTATGGGTATGGCGCATTATGCGTCTATACGCAGTCATGATTCAGAAACCAAAGTTGGATGTGTGATAGTTGGCAACCCCAATATAATCGTTGGGGTTGGGTATAATGGGTTTTGTTCTTCGGTAAAAGAAGACGATCTCCCCACCACCAGACCTGACAAGTATCCGTTTATAGTACATGCAGAAGCCAACGCGGTAAGCAATTTAGTCGTTAAACAGATTGACTGCTACAAAGCCTACATTACACACCTGCCTTGCTCCACTTGTGCAAAACTTTTGTGGCAAACGGGGGTTCGTGAGTGGTACGTCCCAAAAGGTTCCAAAGCTCACGGGGAAACAGAAGAAGACAAAATTGTGTACAACCATCTGCTCGAAAATGGTCTTGTAATTACCTATCTTGAACCACACCTGCCTTCCTAAATGATATGGTCAAGAACTAGAAAATTAAAAGTGAATTGATCCGCTTTCGTGTATAATCATATACAAACGAAGGAATAACATCATGCTTATCAAACAAACTATAGTGTAAAGATTAACAAGGTTCGCAGAAATCTGCGAACCTTTTTGCGTACCATGATAGAAGACTACCAAAGGATATTAAAGTACTACGGAAAACATCTGATACTTACAGATTCATCAGATAGCAGATTTGTAGGCTGGGCCAGTAAAGACACTCAAGAAAACAGATGGAGCCAATTGGTTCTAGACCATGACCTAGATGGTTGTTCTGTACTTGACGTGGGATGTGGTGTTGGAGATTTTTTGGGCTACTTGCAAAAGTATTCCGATGTTTCTTACACTGGAATAGATATTAACACTATGATGATCAGAGAAGCTTGCAGAAAAAATCCAGATGGAACTTTCTTAAACGGAAGTCTGTCTCGACTGGCTGAATTCGGAGTGTCAGGACTTCCAACCTCGTGGGACTATGTTTTTGCTAGCGGAACTTTTACCATAAAAGTGGACGATAACAACTCTCACATAAGGAGAGGGATCGAAAATCTGTGTGAGCTAGCGAATAAACATGTCGCGTTTAATTTCCTAGATGATACCACAGAAACTCAATACAGAGATCCGAATCTACACTATTACAACAGAGATGAGTTGCTAGATTATGTCAGGACCAAATGGGATGGCTCGTTAATCACAGGATATGAAAATGAAGAATCAGACTCAACAATTCATATACGGTTACAATCATGCAAGAACCACCCAAAGGCATCGTTACAGACGCAAAAGTAGTAAATGTTGTAGATGGTGATACGATAGATCTAAAAATAGAAAAAACAATTAGAGTGAGATTAAAGGACTGCTGGTGTGCGGAAACTCGAACTGGAGACCTAGAAGAAAAAGAGAAGGGTTTAGCGGCCAAGCACCACATAGAAGATCTGTTGGGGAAAAGAGTTTTATACTACGGAAGAAAAAAGTTTAGCAAGGATGTTGTTCTTTTCATTCCAGCAGACGAAGACGGAGAAATAAAAGATGTGTTTACCTTCAATAGAGTTTTAGGATATGTTTTTGTCGACGGAGAAGACATATCTGAAAGAATGGTAATGGACGGTCACGCAACTAAGAAAAAGTACGGTAGGGAAAGATAATGTCGCTAACGGAATTGCAAAATTACACCTTTGTCGGTAAATACGCAAGGTGGATTCCAGAGAAAAAAAGAAGAGAGACTTGGAAAGAGTCAGTAGACAGAGTTAAAAACATGATGTATGCTCAGTACCCAGAAGCAAATGGGGAAATCGAATGGGCATATGATATGATGTATAAAAAGAGAGTTCTAGGATCACAAAGAGCCTTACAGTTTGGAGGCTCTCCAATAGTTAAGCATAACGCTAGAGTATATAATTGCATTGCGTCGTTCTCCGATAGACCACGATTTTTTCAGGAATGCATGTATCTTTTATTGTGTGGCTGCGGGGTGGGCTTTTCGGTTCAAAAACACCACGTAAAAAAATTACCGGATATCATTATTAAAAAAGAAGGCACAAAAAAATACACAATACCAGATACTATTGAGGGATGGTCTGACGCAGTTGGAGTTTTAGTCAGCAGCTATTTTGTCGATAGTGGCCTGTTTCCTGAATACGAAGGGAAGAATGTAAACTTTGATTTTTCTAAAATCAGACCTGCCGGATCTTATCTTAGCTCCAGTTCAGGAAAAGCTCCCGGTCCAGAACCTCTTAAAAAAGCCCTTACTAATATCAAAAAGGTTTTAGACAAGGCTATAAAAGAGGCGTTATTCAGTGTAAAGAAATTGGAGCCAATTCATGTCTACGATGTTGTTATGCATGCTGCTGACGCTGTTATTTCTGGCGGTGTACGCAGAAGTGCTACGATTTGTGTTTTTTCGCCAGACGATGAAGATATGGCAATGGCAAAGACTGGTAATTGGTTTCACGATAATCCTCAACGTGGCCGGTCTAATAATTCTGCTCTTTTACTACGGGATTCAACGACTCCTGAACAATTTTCTTCTTTGATGCAGTCAGTGAAGGAGTTTGGAGAGCCGGGTTTTGTATGGGCAGACTCTACAGAATTTGTTGTCAATCCTTGTGTTGAAATTGGACTTTATCCAATCGACGACGAAACCGGAGAAACGGGCTGGCAAGCTTGTAATCTTAGCACAATCAATTGCGCCAAGATCAAGACTAAGAAAGAGTTTCTAGAGTCTTGTAGAGCCGCATCCATAATAGGAACTTTACAAGCTGGCTTTACATCCATGCCATATCTAGGAGAAATCACAGAGAAGATCCTTAAGCGTGAAGCTCTGCTTGGGGTTTCAATGACCGGCATAATGGAACAACATAAAATTTGTCTTGACCCAGATATACAAAAAGAAGGAGCGAGAGAGGTCAAGAAAGCGAACAAAGAAATAGCTAAAATTATTGGTATCAATCAAGCCGCTAGGGCAACATGTATCAAGCCAGAAGGTACGGCTTCATGCATTCTTGGTACTAGTTCCGGCATTCATCCACACCACGCCAAGCGGTACATTAGACGTGTGCAAGCTAATAAAATGGAAAACATCTACCAGCATTTCAGAAAGACAAATCCTAGAGCCTGTGAGGAATCAGTCTGGTCCGCTAATGACTCTGATGATGTGATATCCTTCTGTATAGAGGTTCCAGACGGGTCCAAATTAAAGAACAAGATCAGCGCCATCGGTCTTCTAAATTATGTTAAGAGCACCCAGCAAAATTGGGTTATGGTAGGAAAAACCGACTCTCTTTGTGTTCAATCGTATTTACAGCATAATGTATCAAACACTATTAATGTTAAACCAGAAGAGTGGGACGAAGTAGAAAAATTCATCTACAAGAATCGTAGATACTTCTGTGGAGTTTCACTTCTTCCAGTGAGCGGGGATAAAGACTATCCCCAAGCTCCTTTCACCACTATTTACTTACCTAGCGAAATGGTGTCTCATTATGGAGACGGAGCCGTATTTGTTAGTGGGTTAATTGAAGTTGCGTTGAACTTATGGGAAGACAATCTGTGGGCTGCTTGCGATGCCTTGCTGGGTCTTGGTCAAAAGGTTAAAGGTAACGGCAAGAAGGATTGGGCCGATAGATGTCAAAGATTTGCTGATAAGTATATGGATGGTGATATTAAAAGTCTCACTTACTGCATGAAGGATGTCTACAATTGGAAAGAATGGGTTGACGTTAAACGCTCCTATTCTTCTGTAGATTATACCGAATGTATAGAGGAAGAAGATAATGTAGTGCCAGAACATGAGATAGCATGTGCTGGAGGAAAGTGTGAAATATAATCTAAACTTAAGCAAGGAGCGATAACGGATGGCAATTTCAGCAGAGGTGGGGGGGATTGAAGTTCAAAGACTAAAACAAAACGCAACCATTCCCACTAAAGCGAATTTAACAGACGCCGGTTTTGACTTGTATGTTTGTACCGAAAAGGAGATAATTTTAAATCCTAAAGAATCTAAATTGATCCCAACTGGAATAGCCATGGCTTTACCAAGAAACCATGCTGGTCTTATTTGGGATAGATCTTCTATGGGTGTAAAAGGCATCCATAGATTTGCTGGAGTTGTGGACTCTGGATACAGAGGAGAAATTAAGGTTTGTTTATATAACAGTAACGACCGTCCCTATACGATTAATTCAGGGGACAGGATAGCCCAAATTTTAATTCAAAAAGTAGATAATTTTTATTTGCGGGAAGTTGTAGACCTGAATGAAACCGATAGAGGCAGTGGCGGTTTTGGTTCATCAGGTAAATAACATATGCAAAGAAAAAAACGCGCTGGTAGAAAACTTAAACCAAAAACAGAAAATCAAGCAAAATATATCAGAGAAATGATTGATTCTGATATAACAATATGTATAGGTCCAGCGGGAACTGGTAAAACTACCATAGCTGTGGGAGTGGCCTGTGGGCAGATACTGGAGGGTAAAATAGACAGAATAATAGTTACCAGACCAGTAGTAGAATCGGGTAAGGGGTTGGGATTTCTACCGGGAACTTTTCAAGACAAGATACATCCATATCTCGTTCCTATTTTTGAAGAAATGAATATGTACTTGTCAACACAGGTTACAGAAAGACTTATCAAGGAAAAGCATGTAGAAATTTGCCCACTTGAGTATATGCGTGGGAGAAATTTCCATAATTCGTTTATAATACTAGATGAGGCACAAAACGCTACGTATGAACAAATAAAGATGTTGATTACGAGGATGGGGTCTCAATCTAAATGCGTAATAAATGGCGACATAGAACAGTCTGATCTTCCACAAAACCTTAAAGGGGGGCTGGAAGAGTGTTTAGACAGATTGGACAATCTCAAAGGCGTAGGGCTTGTAGAATTAGAAAGATGCGATATAATCAGGAATAAAATTATAGCTAAAGTTTTGGATCGACTGGAAGATGAGTAAATTTCATATAGCTCCCATAATACCAAAGGAATACCATAAGTATTATTTTGCTCTTTTGTGGCTGTCTATAGGTTTGATTTCTTCGGTAGATTTGTATTGGTGTATTAAGAATCAACATATCATAGCTCAAATCGAAGAAAATCCCATTGGTAGATATCTTATAGAATTAGATCAAGGCGATGTGGCTCTTTTTATGGGCATCAAGATGGCGGGAACAGTCACGTCTTTAGGCGCTTTGATATTCTTATACCACTGGAAAAAACGTTATGCTTGGATTGCTACAATTACATTGTCAATATTACAGTTTTGTTTATTGTATTATTTAGGACGGTAAAATGCCAGAATACACATATAAATGCAATGCTTGTGATCACAGGTTTTCCGAAGTTATTCCGATGAGAGAGTATAAAACTCGAAAAAAATGCCCGGAATGTAAGAAGCACAAATTGCAAAGAGTCATAGAGAGAACTAGCGGTTTTGTTCACGGAGAGGCGACTACTCTGGGACAATTGGGAGAGCAGAACGCAAAAAAGAGAGGCGGTCAGGATAAAAAGGTTGACAAAAAGGAGGAAGTTTGGTATCATAAATCTGGGGGCGCAACCTCTTCCGACATCAATAATATGAGTGATGGTCAAAAACACCGATACGTCAGGACCGGAAAGCAATAATGGACGACGGTTTAATAAAACTTATAAAATGCGCCGATTGCGGAGCAGAATTGGTTGAGATGGCAAAATCTCATGAGTCGGATAAAATTGAAAAAATCATAGCTCATTGCTCTGTCGATGATTGCGGTGGCGAAAGCTGGGTAACCGTGTTAGAAGGCGAATATCGCATACGTCCATGTGTCGAAAGATCGATTAAAGATATGGACTACAACGAAGACGGAGTAACACATCTTTATATTTCTTAGGGGATAATGATGGAAGCTGTAACGCATCTGGATAAGAATGGTGAACTAACCAACGAACAGGATCAGAAATGCTGTGCAAAAATTAAGGAATATCCGAATAAAACACTATACTTTATTAAGTTTTTAAACAATAGAATGTTTGACCCTACAGGCATTGATAGTGGAAAAGAGCGATCCATGTCTGCGTTCTTTTCATTTAAGCTAGTTACAAAAGAAACCTTCGATTTTTATTCTCACTATTTAAAAACAAAAAGCAAGAACTCGTTTACGAGAGCCGAAAGGAGTTACATAACAAATGTCTAAAAAAAGTGGTCCCCTCAATAAGGCAGAGAAGTTCTATCTGGATAACAACGAGGCTTCTTTAAAAGAGTTTGCAGAAGATTTGAATAGGTCTGAAAAAGTTATCAAGAACTATTTAAAGACATCTACAAAAGAAGAAGGTTCAAAAAAAATAGACGGTCATACTGTTGGAAACTTAATGGGAACAAATACCGCAACGGGGAAAAAGGGTGTCTCCGTTATGACTCCAGCAGCTTCCGAACTATCCGACGCAACAAAAACAACAAGCGAAATAGACAGAACCGGACACATTTGGACCCCTAAGAATGATGAGTAATGATCTTGTATCAAAAGAGCTAAATGAGTACGTTAGCGTTTATGCAGATTCTAATCCTATATGGATGGTTACTTTGTCAAATGGAGAATCTGTGTATCAGGATGATTATAGACCCAATGTCTATCCAGAGAGTGCATGGATACGGTTGAAAATTTATTGTGAAGAAAACGATTTACACATTACGGATATGAAGATTAGGAACAAAGGAAATGTGAAATCTATAGAATCTAATTGTGACGGATATTTCTTTTGCAAGGGGGCGGGAGCCTTTTTGTTCGGGGACGAAACCGTACACTCTTTTATTATAGGAACCCTAAACGGTGATACTCTGCAAGTAAGAAAGTGGCGACTTCCCGAACTTGTTCCAGAGACTGTTGAGTTAAGAGACCCCATTGAATCAGAAGAATCATTGATTGCTAAAAAAGGTATTTTGAGTGACTGATAAAAACTACAAGCACGTTACCACTGGTCAACCTTGTAACGCTGCTCAGTATATTGCTGAAATGGTTTGTCTTCGTGAGGCTGAAAGATTTAACGAAGGCAGACCCGGATATAAGCTATGGAACACTAAAAAATGGCAGTCCAAGTTTAAAAGCCAAGTTACCAAAGCTTACCAACTCCTAAAAAAATATACTGACAAAGCCATCATAGGAGCATTAAAATCCGATAGAGGGAGAAGTATCTACTCTCTTAGGGTAAAGTCTTTGGAGGGATTGATTGTTCAAGAGCAAAAAAGGATAGACAATCAACCAAAGAAGGATGGCAAGTACGAAGACAATACCGATAAAAGGCCGATGAAGCCTTATGGAAAAAAAGGACTAACTCAAAAGATAAGAGGACTAGATGGCTAAACAAACTTTTCTTGAAGACCCTACAACCAAAGAGATCATTAAGAAATACGGAGAGGTGGTTAGGAGTGGGTCTGACGTATTTGAAGAAATTAAGAACTTCAAAACTATTCCGCTTAGCCCCGCACTGGATCTAGCTTTGGGGGGCGGAATTAAAGAGGGGAGTTGGGTGACTCTAACCGGCGACCCTAAAAGTGGAAAAACCACTACCGCATTACAATTTGCCGCCACCTGCCAAAAGAAAGAGTATGGTAGCAGACCTATTATCTACCTTAACGCAGAAGGTAGGCTAAAGGCTATGAATCTTGAAGGCGTTCATGGACTAAATCGAGACGGGATAAAAGTTGTAGGAACTCATGAAGAGCCAATGAGTGCAGAGTATTATCTCAATATTGCAGAATCCTACATTAAACAGACGCCAAATTGCGTATTAATTATAGATTCAATCTCTTCCTTAATACCAGAAAAAGAATTGATTGACGATGTGAACGCTCAGTTCAGACCATCACTCCCAAAGCTTCTAAAAAATTGGACCAAGAAGTTGGGCGGGATCGTACCAAAACAGCGCGCAGTAGTAATCATGATAACGCATCTAATCGCCAACACTTCTGGCTTTGGCAAAACTAAGGTTGCAGACGGCGGTAGAGGTATTCAATATCAAACAGACAATATACTGGAAATTAAGTATATAAAGCCGTGGGAATCTGGCGGTAAGCAAATCGGCCAAATGATTAACTGGAAGATTCTCACCTCTGCGGCTGGCGGTTTTCCCGGTGGAGAAGCTCAGGGTTGGTTGAGATACGGTCATGGAATTGATATGACTCAGGAATTGTTCATCATGGCTGTAGATCTGGATCTTATAGGCAAGGCGGGTGCTTGGTTCACCTGCAATTACTTGATTGAAAACAAAGATCAGATCAAACATCTATTTGAAGAAAACGAAATAGATATGGAAAATGAGAAGGCCGTTAAATCATTTCTACAATTCCAAGGTCAGGATAAAGTGGTTAGATTTTTAAACGACTATCCCATTACATTAGAAATACTGCAAAAGCAAATAGGGTCTATGTTTTGAAAGCCGTTGGATTTGATGGCAGAAAAAGGAACTGGGATCTTTCTAATTATATCCCAAAAAAAGACAGCACCCGCCCCAGATCCAACCTACACGGGGCGTCTAGATTGGTGTTGCGAGAACTGTTTCCACGATCTATAATTCTGGAAGAGGTCACTCTGCCCGGAAGTCAGACGTTGACCCGTAAATCCACTCTGTATGCAGACTTTTTTCTACCTTCACACGATTTAATCGTTGAAGCCCATGGAATGCAACACTATGAGTTTAATCCGTTTTACCATAAAACCAAAGCCGGATTCTTTAAGTCTAAAGCTAGAGACAGAGACAAAATCAGATGGTGCGAATTAAATAGTTTATCCATCGTTATTTTTAAATATTCGGATGATGAAGATGAATGGAAAAGAGCAATTCTTGAACGCTGATGAATCCTTAGAGAAATTCTTAGCAACTACAGAAAAATATATTTCTTCCGAGGGAATTGTTGACAAAAAGGTCAATCCCGAAGTAGAGCTTGTTTTGTCTCTAAAAGCAGACCAGATTTCAAATCTGACCGCTGAACAATGCGCTGAAGTAGCTTATCTTTTATACGCTTACTGTAGTCACATACAAAAGGTATATAATAAAAATCTAGCAAAACTAGAATGGTGTAATAACGCCCTGTGGAGAATTCTCGCTAAAGAAATAGATCAGTATGGAACAAAGTATACCAAATATGAACAGAAGTATCAACAGGCCATAGCAGGAAATGATTTCGCTAGAAAAGTAAACGAGATTAAATTGCACGTTGAAGCCAGAGTTCTTTGGCTTACAGATAAAACTAGAGACATTAGAAAAATGGCAGACTCATTAATGGAATTAAGTAAAAGGAAAACATATTCATGACACCACTAGATGTAATTAAGAAGGGGATTGCAAATAATAATATGGAGATGGTTTCTAAAGGTTTTGCGCAATTAACTGGTGAAGTTGTTGAT